GAGACTGGCGAAGTGTTGGATCCCAAAAAAATTGCCAACACTGACATAGTGTTTCGCATCACTTGCTGGGATCACATTCCCAAGGCTCCCAAAAAAATCACCAAGGCCGAACTGAAAAAGCGTAAACTGGAAGACATTTTGGATCTAGATGATGTTGTAGAAGATGATCCCTTGGCCGACGTCTTGGAAGAGCCAGTGCTGGACATGAATCATGTGCGTGTGAACTTCCCTCCATTTGAACACTATCGACTGGACGATGACAAACGGCCTTATATTGTGGGTCGTAGTCACTGGCGCGGCACATTGGAAACTGGAGAATTCAGCAAGGATCACGGTAATATGACTCGCAAGCTGGCGGACATGTTTATCAAACTGTGCGAGCGATATGCCACAAGGAGCAACTGGCGTGGATACACTTACAATGAAGAAATGCGTGGACAGGCCCTGCTTCAATTATCGCAGATTGGTCTTCAATTCGATGAGTCTAAGAGTCAAAATCCATTTGCTTACTACACTGCGGCGATCACAAACAGTTTTACTCGAATTCTCAACATTGAAAAGAAAATGCAAAACATCCGAGATGATATCTTGGAAATGAACGGACTCAATCCGTCGTGGACTCGTCAAAATTCAGGCAAATACTCCATGGCCGCCATGTCCGGACCGGTTGCATCTAGTTTGGATGAGTAGTATACTAGCAGGATGACAAATCTATTTCGTAAGGCAGCAATATTCACGGACATTCATTTTGGACTGAAGTCAAACAGTCAGCTACACAACGAAGACTGTTTGGCTTTTGTAAAATGGGCCACTGCCAAAGCCCGGGAAGAAGGTTGCGAAACTTGCATGTTCTTGGGTGACTGGCACAACAACCGTGCCAGCCTGAACATTGTCACACTGAACTACAGTCTCCGGGCATTGGAACATCTCAATGATAACTTTGAACAAGTTTATTTTATTCCTGGTAATCATGATCTGTATTATCGAGACAAAAGAGACATACAAAGCGTGGAGTGGGCCCGGCACCTCCCCCGTGTGGAAATATGCAATGACTGGTTTGACAGCGGCGATGTGGTTATTGCTCCTTGGCTTGTGGGTGACGATCATCGGCGTCTAGCACGAATGAGCGGCAAATACATGTTTGGCCACTTTGAGTTGCCTGGCTATCTCATGAATGCCATGGTAGAAATGCCAGACCATGGCGAGCTTCGTAGAGAAGACCTTGGGGGGTTTGAACATGTATTCACCGGACACTTTCACAAAAGGCAGACCAAAAACAACATTACCTACATCGGCAATGCGTTCCCTCACAATTATGCAGATGCTGGTGACGACCAACGAGGCCTCACTGTATTGGAATGGGGATCAGCGCCTGAGTTTCATGCTTGGCCTGATCAACCAACCTATCGTGTGTACGGACTCGCCAACCTTATTGACAACGCTGGTTCGCTTCTTAAGCCCCGAATGCATGTCAGGGTCAATTTAGACATTGAGATCTCATACGAAGAAGCCAACTTCATCAAAGAAACTTTTGTGCGCGATTATAACTTGCGTGAGATGAGTTTGATCCCAAACAAAACTGCCGGTGTTGAGGAAGATCTAGCGCCTGGCGAAGTAAAATTTGAATCCGTGGATCAGATTGTGATTGATCAACTTACCAACATCGAATCTGAATTCTACGATAACCGACTGCTGTTGAAGATCTATCAAAATTTATGATCTACTGTATTTGGTATCCATCGGGAGGATTTGGGCACTTTGTAAACGCAGTTATTACTCTGCATGGCAGTAATTTTGAAAGGCCATCTAACAAGCTGATATTTTCTAAAAAAGGCAACAGCCATAATTTAGATTTAATAGTGCCTAAGTGGCTGCATGGGCGTTGGACTAAAAATTTTGATTTTGATGCAGGTAAAAATTACAGTGTGTTGATTGACAATGGCATCAACAACGAGCATGATATATTCAAAAGTTCTTTCAAAGATGCAGTTACAATCAAAATATGTTATTCAGACACTAGTTGGCCAGTAGTGGCCAAAACTATGATTGAAAAAGCCATGAATAGTTCATTACAAAGTCAATTAACCACTGACAATTGGCCAAGCAATGCAGACTGGGCAGTGCGTGAAAAATATTTTTTATATCTCCGTGATCATCGACTTCGACATCAATGGAAACCCAATTCTGTAGATTGTTGTCTGTTCATCGATGACATGTTTGAGTATACAAAATTCTACAATGTTTTATCAAAACATATAGAAGTTGAAGAATTTCATGATCTTTGGACGCAATGGCGTGCTGCCAACAGTGACTTTATAGATCCAGTGACCAAAGCAATGTCAATTATGGCATCAGTATACAACCAGGAACACATAGACTTACGAGACATACTTGATCTGTGGACACAAGCCATTGTATATTATTTTATTTGGATAAAATTTGAATTTGAAGTTCCACACAATGACCATTCAAACTGGTTTGCAAATACTACTGAAATCATTACAATGCTAAACAAATACAAGGTGTATCATTGATTCAAATTCATAATCTCACTGTAAAAAACTTCATGAGTGTGGGCAATGCCACTCAAGGCATTGACTTCAATCGTCAAGACCTTACCTTGGTCCTAGGCGAAAACTTGGATCTTGGTGGCGACGGCTCGCGCAATGGCACTGGCAAGACCACGATTATCAATGCTCTCAGTTATGCTTTGTTTGGACAAGCTCTCAGCAACATTCGCAAAGACAATCTTGTGAACAAAACCAACGGTAAAGCCATGCTGGTTGGATTGGACTTTGAAGTTGCGGGGCGGCAATACAGAATTGAGCGTGGTCGCAAACCCAATGTGTTGAAGTTCTACGTAAATCAAGAAGAACAAACATCCACTGACGAAGCACAAGGCGACAGTCGTGAAACACAAGATGCTATAGAGCGTGTGATTGGCATGAGTCATGACATGTTTCAACATATTGTGGGTCTCAATACCTACACTCCAGCATTTCTCAGTCTCAAGGCCAACGAGCAGCGCACTATCATTGAACAACTGCTGGGCATCACACAACTCAGTGACCGAGCCGATCGCATCAAAGAACTCAATCGCGAAACCAAAGAGGCTATCTCTCAAGAAGAAATGCGTATCCGGGCGGTGCAAGAAGCCAACAAGCGTATTGAAGAACAGATTGACAGTTTGCGCAAACGACAGACACTGTGGCTCAAAAAGCAACAGGAAGATTGTGAAACCTATGCACAGGCCATTGCTGACCTTGAGCACATCGACATTGACATCGAAGTGCAGGCGCACAGAGATCTTGAATCCTATCATCAACTCAAAAAATCCATCGACGACTGCAACAAAAATCATCGATTGGTTTCTGCAGAAATTAGCAAACTGGAAAAAGCCAGAACTAGGTTAGAGCAAGAACTTGCTATGCTGAATTCGCATCGCTGCCATGCTTGTGGCCAAGACATTCACGATAACCAACACGAAACAATCAAAACAGACAAGCTCACAGAACTTGCTGAAACCAACACTGCTTGGCAAGACAAACGCAACGAACTTGTTGAATATGAGAATGAGTTAGAAGAACTAGGTGAGCTGGGAGTGGCACCCAATGTGTTTTACGACACTCTGGAAGATGCGCTGAATCATCGCAACAGCTTAGAAAGCCTGCGCCGGAGTTTGGAATCCAGAGCTGCCGAAGCAGATCCCTACAGTGAACAGATCTCAGACATGCAGGGTCAGGCTCTGCAGGCCGTGACCTATGACACACTGAACGAGCTCACACGACTGCAAGAGCATCAAGACTTTTTGCTCAAGCTACTTACAAGCAAAGATAGTTTTGTGCGCAAGAAGATCATTGATCAGAACTTGAGCTATCTCAATCAAAGGATGACTCACTATCTGGATCGCATTGGTTTGCCACACACAGTGAAGTTTCAAAACGACCTCACGGTGAGCATTGAAGAACTAGGACGTGAGCTGGACTTTGACAATCTATCACGCGGTGAACGCACACGACTGATCTTGTCAATGTCATGGGCATTCCGCGATGTATGGGAAAGCTTGTATCATCCCATCAATCTGCTGTTCATTGACGAACTCATGGACAATGGTCTGGACACACAGGGTGTGGAAAACGGCTTGGCCTTGTTGAAAAAGATGAGTCGCGAACGTCACAAATCAATTTGGCTTGTGAGTCACAAAGATGAACTGGCTGGTCGAGTAGAAAATATTTTACGAGTGGTAAAAGAAAATGGTTTTACCAGCTACAACACTGACATTGACATGGTATGAAAATTTTGATCACAGGATCCACAGGTCTGGCCAAAAATCTAAGCGAAGCCTACCATGATCACTCAGTGACTTTGGTCTCTAGATCCACTGGCCATGACATTGCCAAAGTTGATCAATGGGGTTCAGAATTTTTAAATTTTGACTGTGTGATGAACTGTGCCTATCGCGAGTTTTCACAGATATCTGTGTTGGAGTTTTTTTATAAGGCCTGGAAAAATCAATCAACCAAGCAAATTATCAACATTGGCAGCCGATCAATCACTCACAAACGTCTAGATGGCGAACTGGGCTATTGGCCATATCGTCTGCACAAACAGGCTCTGCAACAGGCTGTGGACGCCATGTTGTTGGATTGTGGCTGCGATATCAAAATCATAAATCCTGGCCCTATAGACACTGCCATGATATCACATCAACAGTGTGTGAAATTTGATCCCGCGGTGTTGGCACAAAAAATTAAAACCATTGCAGCTGATCCCACGATCAAACGAGTGGACCTATGGGCATAAACTGGCAATTTTATCATTGGCATTTGGAGCCCAGTGCTGTTTGCACTTTGCGGTGCCCACGATGCCCTAGAACTGAACACCCAGGCACACCCTGGCTGAACAAAAACATGACATTGGACTTTGTCCAAAAGTTTTTTACACCAGACCGGTTGCGCAATCATGTTCGCAGAGTTACCATGTGCGGCGACGTTGGCGATCCAATCTACTGTAAAGAATACATTGAGATTTGCAGATACATCAAAACAGTTAATCCAGACATACACATTGTTACCATTACCAATGGCAGCTACAAAAAGCCCCAGTGGTGGCAAGAGTTAGCTGCTGTGTTAAATGATCGTGATTCTATCAATTTCAGTATTGATGGTTACGATCACTATTCCAATAATTTGTATAGAATCAACAGCGACTGGGACAGCATAATGTCTGGCATTGCTGCTGTGCGTGGTTGCAACGCTGATGTGTTTTTGAATTGGGCCATGATTGTTTTTCGTTTCAATCAAAATCACATTGAAAAAATTGCCAATCAAGCTCGTGGTCTGGGCATGGACACTTTGCAAATAACCAAAAGCACAAAATTTGGCAGCAAATATGGTCAAGCCTATGGTGGGTCCAAAGACGATCTAGAACCTAGCCCAGAACATATCAGTTCCAGCCATCGATACGAAAGATACAGCATCAATCTCAGTGGTAGGAAGATAGACAATCAAGATTTCTTAAAAATCAATCAACAAAAATTTATTCAAATAAACAAACACTATCATGATCAGCCAGTGACACCTTTGTGCGAAATTGGCAATAGAGGAATCTATGTCAATGCTGAAGGTGTGGTTTTTCCCTGTAGTTGGACTAGTTTTCCCTACACTAGCCTAACACACGGCAGCAAAACCATAAACTGGCCAGACAGCTTTTTTGCAAAATACCGGCAGCAAATGAATTTAAACAATAGAACATTTGAAGAAATTACACAGGATCCTTTATGGTCAAAGTGCAGCAATGGGTTTACAGATACTAACAAAACTTGGGTGGAATGTGCTCAAAAGTGTTCTACTCAAATTGTAGACGAAAACTATGCTGTTGGATGGGAGACCAACTAAGTATGCCGAATGACATGGCTTTTCAACAATCAACCAGTGGAAACTCTCCCGGCAGATTGCGTGGGCTTTGTATACATCATAACCAATGTCACCAACGATCGCAAATATATAGGCAAAAAACTGGCCAAATTCTCTCGCACCACTCAACGCACAGTCAAACTCAAAAACGGCACCAAGAAAAAACGCAAAGTTTGCAGCAAAGTAGATTCAGATTGGCAAGACTACTATGGCAGCTCACCTGAACTGTTAAAAGACGTAGAACTGTTAGGCAAAGATCAGTTTCGCAGAGAGATACTATACTATTGTAAAAGCAAATCAGAATGCAGTTACATTGAAGCCAGAGAACAATTTTCACGACGTGTGCTTGAAAGCACTGACTACTACAACGGTCACATTCAAGTTCGCGTTCACGGCAGCCACATAATCAATCGGTTAAGCAGTTAAGACTCGCACAGGTCAATTTCATGTGCCCAGAGACAACCGGATAATAACGGGGACGGAAGCCTCGCCGCGCTAGCGAGCACTCAATCACTATCCTTAACAGGACGACGATCGCAAACAGCCGCGGTTTGATTGTTTGAACAGAATTTCTAAAGGCCCAAAGACGTACGAGTGATCGTACACCTGACAACCCAAGCTAGTATTTGGAGTTGTCAGCGCCGTTGTGATAAAG